CTTGAATAGTTGTTATTGCTTGCGTCTGCACTGACAAGCCATTCCGGCGCGTTGTGGCGGTTGCCGGCGCTTCTTAACAGGCTTTGCAATATCTCTAGGTGCGCGGTTGAATTCGCCGCTCCGGGTGGCGTTACGTAGTTCATCCCCTTCGGGATGTCCAAGAATGAACCGCTTTGCAATGTTTGGTAGTCGGTCTCCTTCTGCGTCACCGGGCTGAAGGTGCTGTAGTCTGTCATGCCGGCGTTGAAGGTCTCTACCTGTCCCACGGTGTTGTTGTCGTGTTGCCTGATTCCCGCGATGGCCGCTTGCACCGCGGCGCCTTCGCCAAGGTTCTGGCGCAATTTTGCCGCCACCATGAAGGCGTCGAGGGTCTCATAAGAGAAGTCGCTTAGTCCGCGCTTGATGGCCCTCTTTACGTTGCACTTGATATGGACCACGTCCTCGCTAGGCACTTCTTCGCCAATGCCGTCGCGGGCATCTTCCTTGCCACCCGGCGCCAGGTAGTGAACGTAATAAGCCCGCACGTTGAATACGTCGTCTAGGTCTGTTTTGATGCCGTAGGCCCAATCTGCCAGCTCATGCCCCGGCGGCTGGAATATCTGCTCCGGTTCGATGGTGCGAATGTTAAGCTTGCCGTTCTCCTGAAAGAATAACCGAATGAAGGCTTCGCCGTCCTCGCGGGAGCGCTGGAAGATTTCCTGCTCCATTTCCGACCATGCGTTCCGCTCGCAAAATTCGTCGATGATGCGCTGCACCCGATCCATGGTGCTTTGGTCGATATCGACTCCCTTCCGCGGCTGGGCCTTGTACGTATAGCCGGTGCCGATGACATAGCTTGTCAACCCGTTCAGCAGGCCTTGCGCGTTGGGGTTCATCGTGGTGAGCATCCGGGCTTGGGCCCGAATCAGGCTAAGCTGTTGCTCCGAATACCAGAACGGAAAGTTGGAACCATACCGCCTGTCGGTGGGTTGGCTAATCGGGTAGGAAAGCATTCCACCGTCGCGATACCGGGCCAAGATGTCCGAATATGCGGTGAGCCAATAATCGGACCCAGCGTAAGACTCTTGCAAAGTCTTGGCGCGTTTTAGCCGGCTGATCTTTAATTCTTCCTCAAGGTTTTCGCGAACCTGGCGGGGGCTTGGCGCCGCGGGTTGTGGCTGCTTGCCGGTGATGCGTTCCCAAAATGTGCTCATGCTCGAAGCCTCCGCACCGGCGCCGCCGATTGTCTGCCGTTGAATTGTTCGATCATAACACGAAGCGCCATTTCTAGACTATCGGGCCCGTCGTCATGGTCCGCGGTGGGGAAGTCTCGCAATTGGTCTACCAGAAGCTTCGTGCCGGGGCTTGCCGACTTGAAGCGTATGGTCCCTTGCCCGAGGTAGGGTCCAAGGCGCCGGATTCTTACAAGCTTGTTTACGCTGTTGTGAAGGGGCACCACCGGTATGGGCATGCCCGCGGCTCGGGCCCGTTCCGATAGCTGCACCGCCAAGAGCTCTTGAAACTGGTTCGCCTCCACCACTACCGCGGTGGCGCCGAAGTTCCGCTGGTGTTCTAGGGTGGCGTCGATGATTGCTTCCGAAGTCCGGCGCGCAAGGTCCGCTTCCACGTATAGGGTGCCGTCGCGATCTCGGCCAAGCATTACGATTGCTGAATAGTCGCCCTGCCTGCCGTCCCTTCCCTTGGACGGGTCCACCGCTATGGTGCGCGCTGTAATCGTGTTGGGCCAATCGTCAAACCAGATTCCCTTGCCGAAGTAATCCTCGGGCCACTCGGTGCCGCCGCCGCTCCGCGGTTGCTGTTGGTATAGCGCGCTCCACTGGTAGTCGCCGATGGAAGCTTTCATCCGCTCTAAATCGGGAAGGTCAAACCGTTCCGGCCACAATGCCTGCCCATGGGTCCGCTTGTCATAGGCCGCGGGTTCCGGCGGCGCAATAGCCGGGAGGTTGATCAGGTCCCACTGGTCGGCGCCGGCTTCCGCTTGCGCCAGCGCCAATAGCTTGCCTGCCAGGTCTTCGGTGTGCCACCGGGTCATCACTACCAGGATTCGGGCATCGGCTTCCTGTCGAGTGGAAAGGGTGCTGGTGTACCAGTCCCACGTACTCTGTCGATAGCTGGCGCTGTCGGCTTCCTCGCGGTTCTTCACCGGGTCATCGACAATAAGCCAGCTCCCGCCCATGCCGGTGATACCGCCGCCGACGCCGGCGCTTCGGTATACGCCACGCCGGCCAACAATCTCGAACAGGTCAGAATTACGGAGCCAGCTTCCTGAAACGGTTCGGTTGCCGCCGTCGTTTAGGCGCGTCTCGGGAAACAACCGTTGATAAGCCGGGGTATCCATCACGCGCTGAACGTCTCGGTTGTTCCGGCTCGCAAGGTCCGCGCTGTAGCTCGCCGCGATGATGGAAGCGTCTGGATTGATCCCGAGAAGGAAAGCCGGAAGGCGCCGGCTGATTAGCTCGCTCTTCCCGTGCCTCGGCGGTAGGCTGACGATAAGTCGCCTAGCCTGCCCGGTGATCATGCCGGCGATGCGCTCTCCAATGAGGTGGTGATACCATGCCGGCTGATATTCCGGCATTGTGTACTGGGCGAAGCTAACCAGGCTCCGCCTGGCCTGCCTCCGGCGTAGAAGCTCCGCCGCCGCCGCCGGTGGCGCCACTGGCGCGGGCTGCGATCCTGGCGAGCTGTTCATCGGTTAGTTCCTCCGCGGGTTGCGATATCGTCACCCGGGTCTCTTGCTGTATTTCCTGCCGATCCACGTAGCCGCGCTTCCTGCCAATGGTGCGCAAGGCGAATTGAATAGCCCACGGCTGCTCCGTCACCACCGCCTTGTTGAATGCGCTCTCGGCGTTGTCAACAATGCTTTCTCGGAAGTCTTTTGTAAGTTGCAATAACCGCGGGTGCCTTTCAACAAAACGCCAAAGCCCGTCGCGGGTGGCGCCAAGTCTGCGCGCCGCCGCCGCTATGTTGCCAGTGCAAGCCGTCAAGGCTGCAAAGACTTCATTCTGCTTTAGTCGCGGACCACCCATCTTGCCCCTTCTGTGCTACTTTTGATTATTACAACAACCCAAACAGCCTAATCATCTTGTTTTACCGGCCTTAGCCATTGATCAATAACGGCCCGTGCCACCTGTTCTGTCATTTTCGGCGGTACGCTCATGCCTACCATATATTTGCCGATCCTGTCAGTCTTTGCGTGGTAATCGTCAGGGAAACTTCCAAAACGTTTAGTTTCCCGAAAAGTAACATTCCGGCATTCGTCCCAATGTCTAATAACAGGAGTTGATGGAACAGTGATGCAAGGAGAATTTTTATCTAATTTCTTTATTGAAAAGCCTGTTTGCTTTCCCGTCTCCCTCATTGCTGGCTTTCCGTAATTTGATCCGCATTTTGTTTTGTGCCACCACTTCCTATCGTTTGCTGTCGCCGCGGTTTCTTCACGTTCACCCGCCGTCAATTCTTGCACATCCCTTGTCGCTTCGCCAGCGCTAATCCATCGGTGCTTCGGCGCAAATTTCAACAATGGCGCCTCAATATCGTTTCGCAAAGCAACAAAAAACACTCGCTCCCGGCGTTGCGGTACGCCACAATCTGCCGCATTCACAAGGAACAATTGCGGCCTGTATCCAATTTCCTTTAGTCTTTCCATCACAAGCTTCGTGTAACCTTTTGCGTTGCCCATGATCATTCCCTTGACGTTTTCCGCTATGGCAACGCGGGGCTTTAAGCGCTCCACCAGGTCAAGGTAATCAAAGAACAAATCGCTCAGTACCTGAGAAGCTTGCCCTTCCCGAAAGTGCTTTTTTTTACCCCAATCTTTTTGTCGATTCCCCGCCATTGAAAACGTGCTGCATGGTGGCGATCCATCAAGAATATCCAAGGCGAATAGTTCTTCGGGAAGCTCCGCGGTTAACAAGTCACGAATCGGGCAAAGATAATATAAGGGCGGGTTAAGGTTCTTTTTGTAATGCCACGCCATTTCCGGGTCGATATCGTTTGCCGCCACAATCTTGCAGCCTGCCCGCTTATACCCCATTGAAGAGCCGCCGCCACAAGCAAACGTGGACATAACCTTGATGCCGTTTTGAGGCACTGAATCAAGGTCCGATAGCTTCCAACTTATTTCGCTAAGCTCTTTCATTGTTAAACTCAAATTTACATTTCGGGCAAATCGTATCAAACTCAAATTCTTCCACGTCTACTTCTTCCGTCTGGCCTTCTTCCGTGCCAGGTATCACTCCCGCGGCTTCCGCCAGCTCGGCCAACATCGTCGCCAGGGCCTGATTCCCCGTCTGTACATCCCTCAGCAGGCTGTCCAACTTTCCCGCGTCGCTGTCCGCCATGGCGCCAATGGGGTCGTAGGTTGCGAGTATCTTGTCGGCTTCGGACTCTGTCACATCCAACACCAGCACCGGTATTATACCGGCGCCGACGGTTTCGCTCCTCAAGTGCCCGTCGATCAACATCAGGCCTTCCGGCGTCTCCCGGGCCAGTACCGCACCCGCAAACCCTACCTCGGCGAGAAGTCCTTGGAGCGCTTCGGCTTGGGCCTTGCCGTGGGTGCGCCAGTTCCTCGGGTTGGGAATCAGGTCACACGCCGGCACCCGTCGAAGCTCTTTAATCCTGTCCCGAATCTTCATATTCAATTTCTCCCGATAACCGGTAGTCCAGTCCCTTGCCCGCGGTATGCCGATGGTGCAGGATGGTATCGTGTTCACTGAACGGGTTCATTCCTTGCGCCACCCGTTGGGTCATCTTATCAATTTTCTCGGCGCTGCCCGGTGGCGTGTCTGTGTCCCGCGGGTCTTCGGGCCTGTCGCCAAAAAACTCCGGAAGGACCATTCGGCAAAACGTTTCCCAAGCTTCTACTTCCATCGAGATTGCGCCGCTGGCTTCCTCGATGCGCTCCACCAGCACCCTGATTAGTATCGTCTGATTATGATTGGGTTGCATCCGCGGGTCCCTTAATGCCATGGATGCGCACCCGTAGGAAGGCCCTGTCCTTGGCCTTGGGCGGGTCGCTGTAGGTGATGGTAATGCGTCGAACAATGTCGTGGTTGTCATCGGGAATGAGTCCGGCGTGAACCAAAAAATCTAGTATGGGTTTCAATACGTTGTCGATGTCGCGCCCCTTGCGCCACCCCTTCCCGCCAGTCATCCACAAACGGATTGCCACCGGGCCCGGGAAGGCTCCCGGCCTTCCGATCATTAGGTGCGAGATGCGAAGCCAGGTGAGGTAGTTACGGCTTCGGAAGACTTTGCCGCGGGAACCACGTTGCCAAATGTGGTTAATAGAAGGGGGAGGCTCAAGGCTGAATACAACCTTGGCTAACGGTGTTTGGCTTGGCCCGGGTGCGGGCTGGGTCATTCTCGCATATCCTGATGTTCTTTGCAAACCCACCGTAAGAGCTTCCGGGCCGCCAACAGGTCCGCCACGGCTTCGTCGGCGCCTTCCCATGATCGGCTTAAGATTTCCATGACTTGGTGCTGTACCCGATCAACTGCAAACCGGTACCGCAGATTGGCAAGGTCTTGAAGTAGCTGCTTCCCGTCGGCGTTGGTAAGGCGCTTCCCGCTTTCAAGCACTGCGTCCAACCGCGCAATGTCTGCGCAGGTAGTCACCGTGCCGGTGGAGGCGTCAATCAGCTCGGGAAGGTCAATCATAGTGCCGCCCCTATTCGTCGATTAGGTCCGGTGGCTGCTGTGCTTTCCAGCACTGGCAAGTAGCCCGCTCTTGCTGAATCTGCGCCTTCAACCGTTCCACTTCTGCCGTAGCTTCCGCCCACTGGTGGGCCAGGGCTTCAAGCGCCGCCGCCATGACTTCCGGCGTTAACTGCCTCTCTATAAAATCCTTCCTCATGGGTTGCCCCCTAAGAATTGCCGTTTGTGATCGTCATTTAATGATTTAAGAACACCTTGCGATGATTCGCCAAAAACAGAAAGAAGCTGTTCATGTTCGAGATTCTTTAAGCCATTAGTTCTAATAAATCGCAACGCCAAGCGCAGCTCTTCGTTTTCTTCAACCGCCGCCCTCCATTGAAGGGCCAAGGCTTCTAGCGCCGCTTTGGTCACTTGTTCGGATAACTTGTTCATTCTTCCCCTCCATCGTACCCCATAGCCCCCATCACGCTAGCAAGTTTCCGCTTGCTCTGTTTCCAGATCTGGTCCACCCGTTGCCGGGTAATACCGATTCGGCGCCCGATGGCTCGCTCTGGTTCCTCGTCCATCCGACTCATCACGACTTCCTGTGCCCGGGCTGGAAGGCTTCGCAGGCCTTGCCGCACATCGTCCACTAGGTGAGCTTCCGGCCTTGCCGGGTCCGGCTGCCGGTGGTCCTCAATGTCGATGGTGTAGGACTCGCCATCACTGCCGCGGGTGTGCAGGGATTGCGCCGCCAGGGATTTCCTTATGCGCTCCATGCGCACATATTCAACCGCTATCGACCAGCAAACCCGGTAGCACCATGTCGAAAACGCGCCCTTGGTTCCGTCGAAACTGTGCAGGTTCCGCAGCACATTCAACGCGCATTCCTGTTGCCAGTCCTCAACGTCAATGCCCGTCGGCACCCATCGGCGCGCCGCCTTATAAACCAGCGGTAGGTTATTGTCGTAGAATTCCCGCACTTCCGGCGCCGCCGGCGGTAGGATCTTCGACTTCCGGTAGGCTTCAACCGCTACGACGTTTGCCGCTGCTGCCGTCGGCGTCCAATACCGATGCCGGCGGTTTCGTATCATGCCGGTGGGTGGTGATATGATGCCGCGGTTCAATAAATGGGTCACGTTTGAAACGTGCATCCCGCACATAACCGCCAGGTCTCGCGCCATGATCCGTTCCACGGTTCAACCTCCCACCGATTCGATTTTCCACAACAAATCCCGCACCCACTCGGGGTGATATTCCTCTCCGCAGATTTCCGCCTTGGTGTTTTCGCGCAAGGCCTCCGCGACTTCCTTCAAGATGCCCTGATACATCATGATTGCAAGCTTGGCGCTTGCAAAGTCTGAGATGGTGTAGCTCGCCATCACTGGTTCTCCATCGCAATATCAAATATCTTTTGAATAATTATCGGTGTTTCTGGTTTCAAATCTGCATTGTTATTTATGTAATCATCTTCAATTATCCCTACAATTCCACCAAACGCTGCTCTGTAATGAACAAGAAGTTCTTTTGCCTTATCAATGCCAATGTTATCTATAGTTTCATCTTTAAGAGGCGATACAAAATCATCTAAATTCCGCATCAAAGAATCAGTATGAAACCGCATCATGCAAACACTCCTAAAAACGACAAGAAAAACACCCAAGTTAACCCAAACACAAAACAAACCAGCACGCAGAAAAACGCCCACGCCAATAACATGGCCACCGGTGTGGGCGGGCTTCGTTCCATCATTCCGGTAGCCTCCACCATTGCTTGCCGTCGCGCTCCTCTTGTTCCACCCGGGCGCCTTCCTTGGCTTTATATAGCCGACTTGAACCGATGCCAGAAGCCTGAGCATCATTCCGGATATGGGAGACCCGCTTCGGGCCCATGGCCAAGGCCTCCCGTAACCAATCCATGTCGCCTCCCAGGTTTGCCGCGGGCCTGCCCGGTTCGCCGCCAACATCGTCGGCGCCTCGGGGCGGGTCAAGATCGTATTCATTGCCGCCGCTGTCCATTGTTACCCCAAGCGCCGGCGGTTTCTTGCTGTTGGTTTTCGAGACTTGCAGCCGGCGCCGATTCTCGGCTGTTGCATCCGGCGCGTCAAGGTTAATGACCTGCCGCACCGCGCCAACAATCCGATTGCCCAGTACCTGCCCGGTACGGTTTAAATGAGTGACCAGCACGATTGAAACGTTGCACCGGGTGGCGATCTCCGCCAGGGGCTTGAAGAAGGCCTTGGCTTCCTCGGGGCGCCCTTGGTTCCTATCGGTGGCGTTGCCGCAAGTATCGACAAACACCACCACCGGTTGCACCCTCCGGATTCGGCGCTCCAATGCTGCTAAGTCCTCGATGCTGTCTAGGTTCGTGCCGGCGTATGGGTTGGAACGGTTTCCGTTAAGAACAATAGCTTCCGGAGCAAACCCGAATTCTCCCGGTATGGTTCCCAGTTCAGCCCATTGGCTATCGGCTGCAATCCACATGACGCGAGAGCCCACCGGGTGCGTTGCCGGCGTGCCGTCGGGCCAAGGAAGGCCCAACCATAGGCGCCGAGCGATGTCGGCGCATAGGCGAGTTTTACCAATGCCGGGGTCGCTTGCCAAGCAAGTGAGCGTTCCGCGTTGAATCCACCCCGGCCAAGTCCACGTTATCGTAGCTTGGAGGGCGATAAGGTCCGCCGCGGTTGCGTCTGGGTCGCCTTCCGGCGGTATATCCTCCGGCACTGACTCCGGCCCGAGGTAAGGTGCCGCGGGCCTTGGTGCAGGCCTTCCCGCGGGCTGGGCCTGCCTGCCGGCGCCAAGTAACCGGCCCACATCCTTGGCGTTCTTCGCCGCGCTGTTGATCTTGTGCACCAACTCCGGCTCTGTCCACGGTGGCACGCAAGTCTGATTCCATTCTCGGAGCAGGGCCAGCGCTGTCTCCTGATCCAGCCCGAAGCCTTCCACCAGCTCCATGGCCGCATGATAGGTCTGCCCATGGCCACCGCTTCCGCTAACCGCTCCCGGGATCTTCGCCAGGTATGCCCGGGCCCGCGCCACGGTGTCCGGCTCGGTGCGTTGGCGCTCCAGGCTTTGAAGGGCTGCCGTTTGTCTGGCCCACGCGCCGACAAGCCCCACCTCGATGGCTCGGTTGTTGGTCTCGCGGGTGGCTTCGTCCAATACCGCCGCGGGGGCGCTTGCCACAAATGCGATTCGTTGGGGCCTGTCGTCGGTGTTGGGTCCCTTGCGTGCCTTAGTGCCGTACAATTTCCAAATCCGCGCCGCGTTGTACGTGACACAATCCACCGCCGCCGCTTCGGTGTCGCACCTCTTCGCCAGTTCCGCCAGGATCATCTTGTGCCGGGTCCGGCTGTCGTCATCGTTGGGCCAGTCTATCGGGTAGCAAAGGTGCCACCCGTTGCCGGAGCTGCCAATAACCGGTGCCACTAATCCCGCGGCGCCCATGATTGCTTGAACGTGTGAAGCAACTTGCCACGCCGCGGCGCGCTCCGCTTCGCTTGCGTTGCTGCCGGTGGGCCTTGTCGGGTCGATGTCAATCAACAACCACCGCCGGCGCAGGATGTCGGCGTCTCGCGTGCAGACTGTCGCCGGGCCAATCTGCCCGAGGCGCCGCGCCGCCAATCTGGGCGCCACGGGGTTGGGTGTAAAGTAAATGCCGGTTGCTTGACTTCGCTCAAGGTCTGCCACGGCCCGGGCTGCTGCGTCAAGGTCTTCGTGCCGATACCAACCGCATACCGCGCCGGCGGGAAGGAAGGCCCGAATCTCGATTATGTCGCCGGGTTCTGTGAAATACTCGAGGCATTCCAATACTCGCTCTTGCTCCGTCATGTTCTTCCTCTCCGTAGGGGGGCGCCGGCACCCGAAGGCGCCGGCGCGTTGCTGGTCAATCAAGACTAGAAGGGCATATCGTCCTTATCGAAACTTGGTTCTACCGGTTGGGGCATGGAAGGCGCCACCGATACTATCCGGATGTTGTGCCACGGCTTGCCGGCTTGGCTAAGTCCCGAGGTCTTGTTGCACCGGAAGGCCTTGCCCACCAGGCTCGGCACCGTCTCCCGTAGCATGCGGGAGAAAGGTTTGCCGGCTGCTACCGTCCACTCATGAACTGGGTAGCCAAGAATTGCAAGGTCGGCGCCCAAAAGGTTTGCGCTTAGTGGGGTGCGAAAAAACGTTGCCGCTTCGCATACCGTGCCGGTAAATGGTCCGGCTGTCACCCGGTACCGCCACCGCAGAATAGTCTCCCCGGTTTTGTCCAACTGGACAAGCTCGGCGTGAACTATTTCAAGCTGGTACGGGCCATCCTCAAGCGCTTCCAGGCCCGCGGGCCTGTTGTTATTCGACGGGTTGAACGCATGGTCAAACTGGTCTAGGCTCACTTTCCTTCTCCTTGAATAGCGGTTCGTTCCTCGATCATCATTTGCAGGTCGGCAATAACGTTTGCCGCTTGCACCGCGGTGAGATCCGCGGATGCCTTTACCCCGTAGTGCTCTTTCACGCCAAGCCAAAAGGCTGCATCGACCCCGGCTTCTCGCCCAAGGCGCGCCATTTCTGCCAGCGCCTTTACCCCGGCCTTTCGTTCCGCCGGTGCTGTCGGTGCTGTCGGTGTTGTCGGTGCAGGTAGCGCCAAGGGTTCCGGCGCCGCCCCGGGAATGCTTTCAACTTCTGACTCGTCTAACATCCCAAGGCCGCATATTGAAAGCGTCACGCGCCGCTTTGCCTTGGTCTCCGCCTTCATAAGCGCGTTGGCTATTGCGTCCCCTTGAAGGCCTTTCACCGGTACCGCGCCGGTGCTTTCATCTGTCCTGCCGTCTGGCATGGTGGCCCGTGCCGTCACTACGTGCACGCCGTCGGTGGTTTCGCGGCTGACGATTGCCACCGATACTCGGTGAACGCGCCTTAGCTGGTCGGTTGCGTCTCGGCGCGCGTACAACACCAACTTGCCACTAAGCCGGAGGTACTGAAACGGTTGGCTTTCCAGCGTAAGCCCGGTGGCCTCGCAGATTCTGCGCACCAGCTCGAGACGCTCCGCGGGTTGCAGGCGCTCGAGGTTGCCATCGACCACCGCGGTTTCCCATCGTTCCGCGGTGCTTTCCATCGGCATCAATTCACTTGCTGTTGTCATTGTTCCTCTCCCTTCTAATTTCTGAACGATCAATCCTTACGTTGGGCCCGGCTGTAATCCGAAGTGACACCCTGCCACCCGCCGCCGCCTCCACACATATCACACATTCGTTCTCCCCTTCGCCGATTACGAGCTCTTCGCCGACTTTACGGTTTAAGTAGAGCCCACCGAAACTTGGCCCGTATGTCATCTTGAAACCTCCATGGTTATGTGGGCCGCTACCGGCCCTTGATTGATTGTGATGGTAACCGTTTCCGCGTGCCGGCACCCGGCAACAAGCGCCAGGAGCGCCAAGCCCCACCGGATTGGCGGGCGCCCCTTCGGCACCCATGGACGGTATACCACGGGTTTGGCTGCTTCGGCTTCCGCCTTGGCCTTGGCTTCCTGTTCTGCCAGCGCTTCAACCGCCGGCTGTATTTCTTCGGGTTTTAAATCAGGCGCTTTCACGGTGAGGCCTCCGTGCTTTGACGCATTCAAGGCCTGAGTGAGTGATGCCGTTGGCTAATTCGCCTACCTTCCACAAGCGCTTGTAAAGCTGGTCCTCGTCAAGATTGGCAAGATCATCGACAAGGCGCGTCGCCGCATACGATAGAGCCAGCAGACGCATCGTAAATTCTTCTTCCATTGGCTTTCCATCTCCTGAAATAAGTGAGCAGGCCTGTGACAAAGAACCCTCGGGGCCACGCACCCCGCGCCAGGCCTGCCCGGTTTCCCCACGCGGTATCTACCGGGTGGGGGTGGCGGGAAGGCCTGCCGATTAGTCGGCCATAGTCCAGAACCTTGAACCGAGCCCGCTTATTGCGCCATCGGCGCCAACGGTAGCGTACACGGTGTCCTTGCGGCTGAACCCGTCATTCTGCGATAGCATCCATTTACCGGGCTTTGATAGCACTACCCTAGAACCCATTTTCGGGGCCCACTCTCCGGTAGCAACGTGTTTGGCGCAAATTTTGCCACGGCTGCACTGAGCGTACTGTCCTGAAATCTGAATTTCCATCTTCCTACTCCGTAAAGATTTCCTAATCCTGTGCGACCCAGACCCCGAAGGGTTTCGCCCCGGCGCCCCGGGGCTCATCAGTGGGTTATCGTTTGAACCAGCGCTGCCCCGCGTTCCACCGGGTAATCATATCGTTTATCTGGTCGATGGTCTTGCCGTAGTAATTCATCGTGTGTTGGCTGCACCTTACAACCGCTACGCCGTCAATCACAATCCCAAACACTCCGGCAAACTGGCGGTAAAGGCTAATCATGCCCGCTTCCGGCGCCACTTCCCAAACGTATGGTGCAATTTCTTGTTTGCCTTGGCCGCGCTTGGTGCTGCCGTTGCGCTTGCTGTTTTGAGCCACCGTGTTAATAAACTTTCCGCCTTCATACCATTCGCCGTTAGCTCCGAATTCGCCGCCGGCTGCTGCTCGCTTGGTGTTCATGGTCCCGTCTCCCGTTTGTGTCACCTAGAACCATCCTTCGGTTCCATGCTTCTATCTTAATCAGCGTCGCGACCCTGTCAAGAGGTTCCGGAAGATTTTTCCGGAACCCCGAAAAGTTTTCTTATAAGGCTTCAATGGTGAGGCCGCGGTCCTTGGCGATTTTTTCCGCCAAGCGCTGAGCGCTGCGTTCGCTCCGGCAATCATAAACCTTGCCGACCCATTCCCCATCAATCATCAGGCCCACGCACCAAATTAACGTTTCGTCATCGTCACCCACTTCTTGGGCTTCGGTGATCGCCACGTAGTATTGCGATTGGATTTCTGGAAGCTCTTCGGCTTCGGTGTCACCGACAAACCCGGTGAACTTCATGAACTGCTGATCGTCGGAGCGGTGATCAACGTTTCCGTTGTAGTCGGTGTTGACAAAGTTAAAGTAGGTCTGGCTCATGTTCCGTTCTCCGTGTTGGCGTTTCTGACTGCGTCCTTCGCTGTCATGCCTGTATTATGATCAATGTCGCAACAATGTCAAGAGGGCCCGAAAGAATTTTTCCGGGCCCGGAAGTTTTTCTTAGTTACGGTACTTGGCGCGAAAAGCAATCTCTTCATCGTTTGCAATTTTCCAGCCAATTCCCTTCATGTTTGCATCGGCGATGTTGAAATGTTTTTCAAATCTGTGCTCGTCAGTTAAAACCGTATAAGCCAACCCGTATTTTTCTTGTTCACGATCACAAATCATTCCAAACGTTTTCTGCCCCATGTTGTGAAGAACCACTACCGTTCCAATTGCGATCCAGTGCTGCTTGTTCATTTTCCGTTCTCCGTTTTCGTTGTCTTGGTCCCGTCCTTCGGTTCCATGCTTAAATTCTAGTCGATGTTGCGACGCTGTCAACACGTGATACAATAAATTTTTCACCACCGGAGAATTTTTCGATGAATGCTTTAGAAGGCTTGGTTGAAGTCGTCAGCGCCAAGGAGCTTGCCACGATGCTAGGCATAACCACCCAATCGGTTTGGGGCCTGGTGCGCCGCGGTGCTATTGTGCCACCCATTCGCATGAGTGCCCGGAAGCACGTCTGGTGCCTTGCCACCGCCGAGGGGATTGTCCGCACGCGGAAGGAACCCCGGCTCCCGCAGGATACCACCCACCGCCGGCGCCGCGGTACCCAGCTCACCGTATGGGTGCCGCCGGAACTGAAGCAGGCGCTCCAAGGGTTGGCTAAGGCAAACAATACCACGCTCACCGGTGCCGTTTGTGCTGTCATCAAGTCTTGGTGGGCTGTTTGCAGTACCCAAACAACGCCACCTGTTTGTTTGGGCAAAGATGACGGGTTAAAGTCTTAATCGGCTTGGGCTTATGGTTTCTTGTTTGGTTGTTTGGAAGCCCCTATTCACACCATAGGGGCTGTTCAAACAAGTGACTTATGGTAGGTCAATTAGGATAGATTGGTCGGCAATGTATTGGTGATCGACACCGCCGAATGAGGTCAGGCGCTCCGGGGCGATTAGGTCCGCGGGCCTCATGGCGCCGCGGAACACCCATTCGGATTCGGGCCCGGTTCCTGTCAGCAGCACATACCAGGTACGTTCAACCGCGGGCCTGTATTTCCGCATCGACACCCGGAGGCTCCCGGTAGGGTAGCGGGTCGATTTAATGTCCACGCCTTCGCCATTGGGAAGCCTGCAATCTATTTCCGCCGCGGTGCCGGTGCCTTCGCAGATTCCAGCCGGGTATATGTTCAAAAGCTTGCAGAACGCCAGCTCCGAGCAGCTCGCCAGAAGGTCTTGATCTTGCCACGCCCCGGCCCTGCTGCCGTCGCCGATAGCCCACCCGGGGACCTGTTGACGCGCCCTCCATTCGGCGCGCCGTGCTGCCATCGCTCGGGCCAATTCCTGCTCCGGTGGCGCCAAGGTAGCCGCGGTTCCCTTAATCATCGGCGCCCCTTGTTAGTTTAGGCTGTTTGCATATGCTAAACAACCTTAAGGCCTTGCGTTGTAATGGTTTGCGTATGTTAGTTTACGATTTCCACGGGGTATGGTTTCTTGTTTGGGTGGGCCAAACAACGTTCAGGGCCTGCATTCAAGGCGCCGGCGGTAGTTCCCAGCGTCTTGAACTACGTGCTCGTTGTAGCTAGTCCAGCTCTTGAGGTGCCCAAACGTGAAGTGACAATCTCGGCAAAGCGGCACCAGATTGGAAGGTTCTAATTCTAGTTCGGGTGCGACGTGTACCGGAACTAGATGGTGGGCTTCAAGGTCCCGATCCGTGCCGCACGCCAAACAATCGGCGCCCTTCAAGGTTCGGTTGCGGAGGGCACTCCATCCCGAGGCCCGAGGCGCCCCGAAGATCATTCGCATGGTAGACGTGAACAAGCCGTCAATCATGCCGCACCCGCCAGGTGATTGGCGCCGGCTTGGTTGGACCGGGCCTTGGTGTTGGCCTTGCAATAGGTTTCCTTACCGGTGCGACGTACCGCCGCACCGGTGAAGGCGCCCCGGGTCATGTCGGGCACGGTGGCGCCGCCAGGATGAACCAGACGATAGCAATCATCGGTACCTCACACACGCATACCATCCGTTCCGCCCACGCGCCACGCCGACTTCTACCGCCACCCGCTGCCCATAGTAGCAACAATTCCGGATAGCCTGCCCGGCGCTTGCCGCTGAGAACCCCACGCCTTCATAGCGGTAACTGCCGCCCCGGTGGGCCATTCGCCCCGCCTGTGCCGAAGCCTGAGCGGAAGCTTGCGCGCTCTGTGCCGGCGCCATTACAAGCGCCGCAAATAGAATCCATGTCATCACATCACCCTCCAACCAGCTGCACCCGATCCGTCAAGCAGGGTATTCAGCCTGCACCCGTTGCAATCCCATCGCAGAAACGCAAGCATCAAAACTCCACGGCATGCCTATTGACTGATCTGGATAATTGCTCGCATGCAGAATACCGTCAGGATTGCCACATCTCCAGTAGGTTATACCAGGAGCGTCATCAAGGCCCAAAGACTCGAGGGCTTCTCTTATCTCCTCAGTCACAACAAACGATGAGCCATAATGGGTTGCAGGCTCTGATCCATTAGCGGATAGTTTGCATCCATACCATTCAGGATGAGCCGGGTCTCTTGGCGCGCCATCGTCACACGGAAACGCAATATCGAGCGCAGCGATTGCGCCCGGCATTGCCTGCGCAAGAGCGATGACATGTACTTGATGCTCCCATGATGTCGGCATCAATAAACTCCCCACTTTGTATTTAGATAATCTAATATTAATAACCTATTTGCATCAGACAAAGCAGCAGCATATACAAGGACTTCGGCATAGTCCCCATTGAAATTTTCAGTCATTTGATTATTTGATCCTAAGAAAATGCTTGTGGCTGTATAAGCAACAAGGCTTGGAGAAACACTAGTAGTCCAAGCACTATTATTTTTTGCAATTTGAATAGCTCCCGATGTATTTATAAATTGCGCAATATTTGCGGTGCCTGTTACCCATGGAAGATTTGCTAGCACATCTCGAGATGATCCGTTGAAGCCTACAGTATTTGGCCAAGTATTACCATTAGCAGGATGCCATATACATCGACGCCTGCCTGTTGTTTCCTCTCCCATGGAAACGGCCATCATGTTGAAACCTTGACCGCCACGCTTAATGTTTGTGGCAAAAACTGTAAATGATGAATCAGCTCCACCAGTTGTTGATTTAAGAAAATCATTAACGCCATCATTTCTGATAACATTTTTTCCGTTCAAAATGTTTGTTTTTAACAATGGCTTTTTTGTGCCGTCAGCTTGAATAATGTGATTACTACTGCCGCTCTTATCTCCCCAATAACCCACAGGGTCACCATCCGTCGAGGCTGCTGTAGTGCCATTGCTGTTCTGGAAAAGCGTGCTTGCATCGCTAGAGTCAAGCCATAGCTGCAATCCGCCTATGCTGGCTGGGGAAAACGCTGTTGTTGGTGCCGAAGTGCCAACTCCTAACAAAGGTAAACTCATAGAATATCTGCCATGGTTGTTCTCCGTTATACGTTAACTTCGATATAGCAAAGGTGCCCGGCAACGTTTACCGCGCCGCCGAGGCTAAGGTTCAGCGCTTCGCCGGGCTCCGTCTGAAATAGACCATACGCGCCGCCGGGTGCAAGAATCCCCACCGATGCCGAGGCGCCGCCGGAACTTGCAAGGCTCATCGGGCCCGATAGTGCCGTTGATGCCGATTGCCAAGTCGCCGTTACCGCGCCGGCTGCAACAATCACATAGGAAACCACCCGAATTCTCTTGCCGGTAACGGCTGCAACAATTGCGTTGGCGCCGCTTGCGCTTGCGTTAATAGCTGCAAATTTCATAATCAGAGCCCCAATTGTTTTGACAAGATCCGAAGGGCGATACTTAAAACCAATGACCACGGGAACAGGCCTTGCACTGCCTGAGCGCAAGTCGGTTCCTGTTCAATTGCTGCCTCAAGCACCGCCAGGTCGCCGGCGGTTTGCAGGTTGTCGGCCACGGGGTCCGCAGTAATCAGGGGGCCACCGCCGAGGGTTTGCGCTAGGGCATAACCTGCCACATTCCAGCACGCATGAACCAGCACCGGCGCGGGAATGTCGCCGCCCTTGACGCGATCCACGAGAAGGCCCAAGGCGTAAGACGGGAAGTCTGTCGGGTATGGTGTCAACATCTCAAATACTCCAATTGATTCGACGCGCCGGGAAGCCGTCAAGGCCTGAAAAGGCCCAACTGTCACCCGCCGCCAACATTCTATCAACTACTTCCGCATCGGCCCAAAACCCACACGCCGGCGGGTTGCCGGCGCCCAAGGGCCCGGTGTGCTTGCTGTCGCCCCAACTGTTACAGATAAAGCCGCCGGGCCTGCTGCCGTTCTTGTAGCCGATAAGCGCCATGCAGTGCTGCCAGGTTCCCGCGGGCTTGGCGAAGCCGTCGGCGTCTCGCTGGAACACAAACCCGCGGCTCGAGCAGATTGCGATTCCGTACCCGGAAGCCAAGGCTTGGCAAGCCTGCCGGAAGTCTTTGACCAGCGTAACCGCTCGCACCGGGTGCAGGCGCGCCACCGTCTCAATGCTGTCAGGTACTCCGGTTCGCCCCCATTGTCGGCACCGGGCTTCATCGTATCGGCGCAAATCTTCGGTGCCGTAGACTTCCCGATCCACAACACCCCACCGCCGCACAAACTCCGCGGCCCACGCGCCTACCGAACCGTCGCCGTTAATCCTGCCGCCGCCGACTTCAACGCGACTGCCGGCGTAAATAACTTCTTGGCAAAGGTCCTTGATGGTTTCGGCTTCACCGGCCAAAATCTCCGCCGCCATCGTCGCTTCGATTGCCGCCGCGGTCCCAAACGCTACGCAGCTTCCCACCTGCCCTTGGTTCCTGCCCGGCCAAGGTTTGCCGGTGATAGTCTCGCGGGCCTTCCACAAAAAAGCTTCCGGCGGTATGGTTTCCCGCTCCGCCGCGGGTGTCATCGAAAAAAACGGGAACGGCTGGGCGCCGGCCACCACCGCCACCGCTTCCGGATCGTCCACCCACCCCGGCACGTAATCGTCAATCATTTCAAGCTCTCCAAGATTTTTGCCAGCCGGCTGTAAATTTCCGTCGCCGCGGTGCGAATAGGGGGAGTAAGCACCACGTCTGGGTCCGTCGGCAATACCGCCGCTAATTCCTCGCCCAATCGATTCCGGATAGCTTCCAGCGCCATGGGTGGAAGCACCGCCACGGCCTGCCGGCGGGCAAACGTGAACAGGTCACCGGCTGTCTTGATTTCGGGATCTCCCGCCGCCTTGGCTGCTCGCCGGTATACGTCTGCAAGCGCCACCATCTGCTTTGCCTTGTCTGGGTCTTGATTGGCTTCAAGCAGCGCCTGCAACGCCACCGCTAGCGGGTCCGTCGGTGCCACTGGCCCGGGTGGCACCGGTGGAGCGCTGCCCACCGTTACCACGCATACCGCCGCCTCGCTGGGGATGTCTCCCGCCGCGGTCCACGCCAGAATCTTGTACCGCCCCGGCGCCACGGCTGAAAAGATCGCGCTTCGGGTCGATTCCATGACGATAAGATCGGCATCGTCTCCCGCCAAGTACCACCTAACAAGCTTGCAATCTGTGCGCGCTGCAATCTGCACCAGGCGCCCCGGCCTTGCCGCTACCGCCGGCGGTAGGCTCACCGTAGGGTCTGCCGCCAAGGCTGCCGCTATTAGCCAAATCATTGCTTTGCCCCATTCATGCGCGAGATTTCGGTATTGCTGCGCGCCAGCTCGGTGATTTCCCGCGCCATGTGTTCCTGTGTTGTTGCGATTGTCTCGAGGGTTTGGCTTAAGCTGTGCAAGAACTCAAAGTGCCGATCTCGAATCGGGATGATAAGGTGTTGGGCGATCCACTGCGAAGTAGACCAAACACCGTAACCAATCGCCACCAATGCCGCCGTAGGCAATCCAACGGCTTGAATCCATGTCGGGTCCATCTACGTACTCCGAAGGTTTGGCGCCCATCATATCATGATTGCCGGTAGTCTGTGCAATCCGAGCACGACTTAAACCGGCTGCCCTGCGCGCCGAACCGCACGCATTCGCCGTGAATGGTGCACGAGTGGAGCGCCGAACACCCACACGCGGGTTTCGGGTCGATTAGCGTTCCAAGGTGCACGCATGCGGTAGCGGCTCGGGTTTTCATCCGCTCGATGATTGCCAGCCGTTCCACCTGATACGTTATCGCTGGTTCCATGGGTGCCACCATGGCCGAGGGTGTTATTGCGTTGTCGACACATTCCGCCGTTACGCCGGAAGGGAATTCTAGCCCGTATAAAATCACTACCGGATTGCCTGCCACGCCGCCAAACGTCACCGTCGCCACCCAATGCCCGGTATCGGCCAGCACGCCTAGGTCAAGCGTATAGGTGCCGACGGTCCAAGCGCCGCCGGGAATCCGAATAGCCACGCATGGGGCGCCCTTGGCCACGGATTTAACGACTAGATCGAAGCCGGCCACCGAAGTGTATTGTATCTGCTGTTTCTCTGCGCCGTTCACCGGGTCTTCGCCACCACATCCGGCGTTCAAGAGGTCCACCGCGGTAGGGTAGATTGGCGTCGGGTCCAATACTGCCGCCACTGGTGGCAACAATCCGCTGCCCGAATTATTCCCGCGGAAGCATCCAAGCCGGCCACCAGTGCGGTTTACTCCGAGCTGGCTCCACTGAGGGCGAAAGGTTCCGGCCACCGCGGGCTTGACTAGCGCCGCCAAACAAGAGTAGGTGCGCTTCCCGGTGTCCATGCTGCAATCTGACAAGGGGCCATTCTCCGCCTTGCCGTTGCAGCCTAGCCGGTAGGGCATAAGCTGGATGGTTGCCGTCGCCGAGCGTATGTCTGTCTCGCAATAGCCGCCGGAAGGTGTGAACGGTATCGGGTCGGGGTGACCCATCACCCACGTTGTATTCCTGTCAAGGGGGTCCGCTAGCGGGTCCAAGATCCGGGTAAGCGTCACGCCAAACGTTCCGCATGTTACGTATGTGTTGCTTCCATCCGCCGGCGGGGGTGTGAATTCTACCGCCGGAACAAGGCGTTCCATGGTAACTAATAGGCTAAGCGTTGCGTCGGTGTTTACTGTCATGACGGCCCGGAAGCGCCAGCTCATGCCGTAGCTTGGAGTGCCTGCAATCAGGATGGTTGACAGGTTTGCTTCGCCCTGCCAAATGCCTTCCGGTACCGGTGTTTGCGGTAGGCACCCAAGGCCCATAGTTACCGGCTGGGGGATGTATCGGGAAGGGCCAGTGCCCACCGAAGGGCACGTAGACGGGTCGCGCGCGAAGGTCAGATACAAAACTCCCATCTGCATCGGCCACCCGATAGCGGTGCACGCCAAAGCACAATCAAAGGTAATCGGCACCGAATACCCCGCCGCGCTTGGCGCGCAAATATACTGCGCCACTGCAAACCGGTGGTTCCCGCGGGCTTCGCCTTCCGGCGGTATCAGGTTGATGGTTCCAATTTCAAACGGCATTAAGCACCAATAAAAAACTTGAGATTGGAAAGCGAAAGGTACGCCACCTGCTCCGTGAGTTGCTCGGGGTTGTTGGCATTCTGAAGTAGTGGGAATTTAATCGGTACCGCCACACTTCCGCCCACCGAAGCGCCGGCGCCGAAAAACAGGTAAGGGTCCCACGGGGTGGTTATTCCGCCGATGATTCGGGTATAGGTCCAATACCGAAGCGCCGCCACCCGCGGACTCTTCAGGAACTTACCGCTAGAATTCTTCGCCAAATAGATCCAAACCTCGAGAACCAATATCTGCCGCTTCGGGTCAAGCTTCGGCACCGGCGGGGGCCCGATATAGACCATATCGTCGGGAGGTTTTACCGGATTTTTAACCGCTCCCAAATTCCAAAACGCGATCCATGCTAGCCCGTCGAAGGTGCCTTCCAGTCCGCCGGCTTCGTTGTACACGGGAAGCGCTTCACAAAATGGCGTAAAATCTTCGTGTATTCCGGTGTTGCTTCGGTTTACGTCTGACAGCGAATCCTCGAAAAACGAGTCGGCCATCATAGGTTCTGCCACATGGCGGTTGCTGTAGCACCACCCGCCGGGCATAAGGTTGCCTAACCAGTCCTCGCCCCATGTTGTGTCGGTTGCATCCTGCCAATAAACGTTTCCAGCTGCAAGGAACGGATCGTTAGCTTGGTCTCGCTTGGTTAAACGGATGTAGGTGTTGGGCATCGTGAACCGCGGGCCCGTATACGTCACCGTATACGCCGGGATGCTGTAAGGCGCCGTCACCACCGGAAGCCACTCGGCCACGTCTGCTAGGTCGAATTTAACCTTCTGCCGAAACGTTACCCCGTTGGGGAGTCCGGTATTCGATCCATACGGGATTGCGTTCTTGCCTGCTGCGTCGTGAGGCAAAATCATCTTGTTGCCACATAGGCCGGTTTGAAAATCCACCGGTTGCGTGATTTCCTGAGTGTAGAAAAGCACATGAAGTGAAACCGACGGGAAAGCCGAGCCGGCGTCCACTTGGTTAAGACAATTCCCGGCCAGCAGTTCGCCCTTGAATCCGTTCAAATTGTCACCGCATTGATGGTTATCTGTAGCGTTGCGCCGCCCTGAACAAGGGTGCCGGCCAATGTAAAATAATAAACGCCACCGACAAACGAGCACCCGTTGCCACTAGCCGCCGGCGTGAAAATGCCGGGGCCAATACCGCCGACGTTGCCCACCACTGCACCGGTAGGCTCTGTGCAAAGGCTAAGCGTTGTCGCGAAACTAAATGGTAGGCCAATGGAAACGTAGCTGTAAACGTCCCCGCATGGTGATGATAGCGGTAGGGTAAATGCCGTTGGTGTTGTCGGGAATGTCCCGCAGATACCGCCGGAACAATGCCACAACCCACTTACGCTAGACGGTGGCGCTTTCCAGCCGCAGCACGAATAAGGGCGCGCGAGGGCGCCGTAGAAAGTCGAGGTCTTGCTGTCCCAGCATTGGTAGGTTTTGACTTCGGCCATGATTTCACTCGTAGGTCACATATAGGATATTGCCCACGCATTGAACCGATGAAATGGTGGAGCCACTACCGCCGCCGCCGATGTCGAATTCATAATTAATCTGCCCGCGGTTCTCACTTCCGGCGCCGCGTATGCGCAGTCTTACAATCTTGCCGGTTGCCGCCGCCAGGTTATTCATCTCAAAGGCTTGGTTGGTTTCGCCGTCGCCGACGATTCCAAACTCTTTCAATTCATAATCCTGCCCGGTGCCGGCCACCGTCATTTCTTCCCACATGTAAATCGTGTTGCCGCTTTCGCTAGTGCCGTAGCTGCCGGTGATTCGGCCCACTATCGCCTTGCTGCCGGCGGTGCCGATTTCAATTGCGTTGCCGTTCATCGAAAGCGTCGCGCCTTCGCCTGCCCGGAACAATGGTAGCTTGGCGGGTTCTTGTTTCATCATCACACGGCATCCGGGTCGCTGAACAACAATTGGAACGGGAACGAGGGGTAAATCGGCTTCTTATTAAGCGTTGACTCGACGTAGTAATGGTACCGGCCACCGGCGCCAAACCACGGGAGCAGATTGTGCCCACCTGGTACGTTGTTGCCGACTCCCGCCGGCGGTAGGTGTGCCGGGTCTTTCTCTGGGTCAAACCGGCTGAATGTCATTTCAAGATCAACCAATTTCAAGGGCGAAACAATTGCCGGAGGCCCACCGCCGCCAAGGCCAACAAACCCGGGATAAGCTGGAACGTACCGGCGGTAGCTCATCGCCTGAAACAATAGGGTGCCCGGGCTGTATGTATTCCAATCAATCTGGTTGACATGTCCCAAGGCCTCGTAAATGTATCCATAGTGCCGGCTGTTGGGTTCCAAATATGTAATTGGAACTTGGTACCAAAATATCTTTAGGCCTGTTTTGCGTTGAATTATTCGCACTTGCCCGGGAAGGGTGGCGCCGTTGGGGTTGTTGGTTCCGGCGCCGCCTTCGGCGCGAAACTTAAACTGTCCCTGCTGCGCCGTTATGAATTCTGCTGAAGGAACTTCGTCATAGTCTGTAAACCTGTCCCATTCCTTCGCCCATATGCTGTTTTGCGATACCCCGTTATCGTCAATCCAGTCCATCTTGCCGACTTCGATTGCCGTATCTCTCAAAACAGCGTAGGGTCTTGGCGCAAAGGTTATTTCGCACCGGTATAATAAATACTTGGCAAAGTTGGGAAGCGCTGGCGCTTCCAATCCGTTGGTATAAACTTCCGAGGTAGTTCCGTTCACGTCGAAGCTTACGCCGGAGATCGCCACGTTTTCGGCGAATAACCACGGGAACTGAGGGTGCGCCAATGGTAGCACCCGAATCAAGGCGCCGTTGCCCTTGGGGGTAGAGCTTCCGATTATTTCTGTAATCACATCGGGTAAATCATACTTGGCGGGATCGACAAACCCCACCATGGTAGCCTTACTGCCGCCCATGTTATGGTTGCTGCTGCTGACTTGCCGGAGGCTTTCCACGAATTCAAAAGCCATGGATTAGCTCCCGTAAATGAGGGCGCCGGCTGCCGAGCCAATGCCGCGACCCACTGCGCCAATAGTGTAATCGTATGCCGTTGCAATGCCGGAGCCTACCGCCTGCACCGCTGATTTTACGGGCTTGGGAATCAGGCTTGCCACACTTGAAGCGATCTTAGCCGGAAGGGCATTGATTGCCGCTACCAAATCCGTGCCGTTGCCGCCGATGCCTTCCAGCTCCGCCACCATGTCCGCGTAGAAGTCTTCCGGCTTCTTCCCGGCCTTGCCACCGGGGACCACCGAAGCAATAACCGCCGCTAGTGCTGCGTCCCTGCCCACCGATTCAATACTCTTTACCTGTGCATTCTGCGCCGCCGCGATGCCTTCGGCGCTTGCCTTCGGCGCCGCCAATCCCTTGAAAAACTTTGTGAGATTGGAAAGCGCCGACGTGAACCCAAAGAATTTTATGAGGCTTGCAATGCCGCGCACTAATACCGCCACAAGGTTATTCATCGCCACTTGCACGCCTTCGGCGAAGTCTTTCAGCACGTCACCCACATTAAAACCGAATAGGTCCCGCATAATGCCGGCAAGCGCCGTTATTAGCGTTCCAAATGCTAGCCAAATGGCCTTGGCCACCGACGCCAATGCTGTGAATATCGGGGCGATTGTGGTAAATATGTCAGCTATCATTTCTATGATGGGCATCCAGGTTTCTGCTGCAATAAAAAACACTTCCGTTATTCCGTCAATAGCTGGCCCAAGCGATTGGATAATGCTGCCAAACGCATCGGCCACGGCTCGCGCTACTGGCAAGAATGCGGAAGCAAGGTCTTTGATGATTGGAACGATAGCTTGCATGATTGGGGCCAAGGCCGTGCCGATAACCGCGGTAAGGTCCCGCGTTGCCATGTCCAGTTGCACCATGATTCCCGGGTTCACCGCATCGACAAACGAGCCGATCTTGCCCACCAAACCTTGCACCATTTCAAGGAACGCCACGGGCGCCGCCGCCAATGCTGCCGCCCCGGCTGCCATGCCGCCGGTGGCTGCTCCGACTGCCGCGCCGCCGGCCTTGGCTATTGCTCCGCCTGCCGCCTTCATGCCACCTGCCGGAGCTGCTCCCGGTGCCGCTGGCGTTGCCAATGTTTGGTTTGAACTGCCGGGCGCCTTCGCCTTGGGTGTCGCCATGGCCTTCATAGCTGCGTCGTGTTCCGCCTTGGCGTCTACCTTACGCTGGGCCAAGGCCTTGGCGCTGGCTGCCTCTTGCGCTTCCGCTAGGTTTTGATCGGCGTCTGCCGCCGCCTGAACTGCTGCCTGGTATTCTGCCGCCGCCGCCGCCGTTGCCTTGCGCGCTTCGTCAAGCGCGTCGGCCATTGCTTGGGTGGGCGTCTGAAGGGTTTCTAGCATGGCTTGGGTTTCGGCTTCTTCTGCGGCTTGCCGCTTGGCAAGGCCTTGTTCCAAGCCCAGTTGCGCCGCGGTGTTGGCGTCAATTGCCTCCTGTAATGCTGAGTCGATAATAACTTCCGCCGGTTCGCCTTCCGCCGAGCCTGCCGTAGCTGTTCCGCCTTCCTGCTCCTTAAGCGCTTCGACCACGGGTTTGGCTGACTGTTCCGGCGTTGGTGTTGCCGGGGGCTTCTTTCTTAACCATGCCACCATTGCCGTTGCCATGGGGGCTTGACGCTTGAAAAACTCGCCCACCGATGCAAACAGACCACCGCCGGCCTCGGGCGCCGCCATGGTCTCACGTCCCGTATCCGCGGTGTCTGCCGTCGGGCCTGTTGTGGCATCGGGCATACTCCCGGCAATGGTTTCAAGCGCCGCCGAATACCGCGCCAAGGCTGTAATTAACTCGCCAAGGCCACCGGCGCCGCCACCGGGCCCACCTGCCGCGCTCATGTCCACGCTAGCCGCCATGGTTGCCCCCTGTTTTCTTCTGCCAGGCTGCCTCAAGCTGGGCCTGATTGATTCCTAGACTAATTCCCATCGCGAAGTATTGTAGCCGCTCCTGCTCCGCTTGTTGCGCCGGCGTTAGTTCCGCCCCTTCGTGATCCGCCGGTACCGGTAACGGGATGCCTTCCTTGTCCCGAGGTCGATAATAGCACTCGATGATCTGCCTGTCGGTTAGTTCTGCGATCTGGGCAAACGTGAGTTGGTACGGTTCGCCGGTGAGGTTGGCGTAGAGCGCCCACGCGTTGGGCGGGATGGCTGGGCCTGTTGGCTCTCCACTGGTGACGCCTTCATCGTTTTTTTTTGCGGGAAACTCTCTTCTAGGATTGTTTGGAACAGGTGCTTTAGTTCCACGTCGTGTTCTACGGTGAGGTTCACGATTTCGTCAGCAGTGCAGGGCCTGCCGGCGCTCACGTCGAATGATACGCTCGCCAATAGCTGAGACACCCCGCGCACCGTTCCAAGGCTTGCCGCAAACGTTGGGCCGTTCCAGCTGAACACACCGGAGGCGATGTCGCGCCGGATTCCGTCGAGGCTTCGGGAATAACCGTCCTCGCCAAGAATCTCGCGGAAGTCTGTGATTGCTTGCATGGCCGCGCCTGTCAAGAATCGCTCGTATTCTGATTTCACGCGCTGGGTAATCAAGCCAAACCGGTAGAGCCTGCCGCCAAGGTTGATTTCCCGCGGCGCCGCATGCGCTCCAAGTGCCTCGGAGATTGTTGCCACTGCGCCACCTTAAAACAGGATTATAAAGTTGCCGGTAGATTGTGCCGTGATGGCGAACTTGGCCACCCCGCGCACATCCTGAGTGATTGTAAGGTCTCGCACCATAGCGGTAATGGCAAACACGGGCCCGGCGCTGGTTGCGCCGAACCCAAACGTGTATACCGTTCCCTCCCGAATTCCGAGGGTGCCGGGCCAAAATCCCTCGGCTGTTATGTCGATAGACGAGATGTTTGGAAGGCTCACAATTGTGGCGCCTTCCACCGCGTTGGTAACATCTTCGATTTCGTTCTGCAATTTAATCGACCATGACGTGAACGGGAGCCTGGCTCCCGCCACCGATATAAACCCGGTTTTTCCCGGTAAAACTGGCATCAGGGGCTCGCGGAGAAGATGCCGTTGCTAGTCGCGCTGTAAGAAACTTTGGCCACATCTTTCACCGATAGGTCAACCTTTACCGACGTAATTCGGGCCTTGACCGTGAAGCCGGCGCCGCCCACGCCAAGGAAGAACGTCACATCCTGCCCGGGTGAAGCGCCGGCGGTGCCGTCATAGGGTCCACTGGCTGAAACGTCTGCCGATGCAATGCCGGCCACGTTTTCCGTGACGCCTTCGGAAAGGAAGTTGGTAACTTCCACCGCGTCTGATTTGAAGTCCACGCTCCAATCGGTGAGGGGCTGGGAAGCGCCGTTCACCGATACGCTGCCCGTTTTTCCATGGGCGAAACTGGTACTCGTTACCGGCATGATATCCCTCCCCTTAGCTTGCCCGCGCCTCAAGGCTGCGGTAGGTCATGGTCATTCCTGAAACGTCGTAATTGTTTACGCTGCCCGAGACTACCTCCAAGGCTGGCGATGTCTCAATCATTGTATCAAACACGCTTGCCACGCCTGCAAGCGCCACCCGGTAGAGAGCATTCCGCGCATTCTCCCGCAAATCTAGCCACGCCACCACATCCGGTTCATGAATGCGGTTTCCGGCCTGCACCATGGTAACGTTCACTTGGTAGTCGTAGTTCACATTCCCGCCAAACGTTTCAATGCTTACTGATTCCCGCCCCGGTGAGACCACAATCAACGGAAGCTTGTCGCCTTCCAGAAAGATGGCTCGCTTGCGTACCACCACCGGCACTCCGACGGTTGCCAAGGCCGATTTAACCGCGCCAAGTATGTCGCTAAACTTGCTCAAAAGGTCTCTCCCGCGTCGGCTGTTGTTTCGACTTCCCAACAATTGGAATGCACCGTATGCGAAACTCGATTGATCCGAAACCGGTTGCCGTATGTGTCAATCAGGGCGCCGTTAGTCTGTGGCGCCGCGGGACAATCTGCTCTCCATATGATCCACTGGGTAGCGTTGCCATATGCCGACATACTGCCGGCGTCTGCTAGGTCCACCGTACCGGGTAGGCGAAGGGCCCGCGGTATGCGAATGGTGGTGCCGTCTCGCTGAATCAGGGTCACTATCTCGAGGTTATCAACTACCACATGGTCACCCGCGGGGGACCATTGAAACAGGCGCGCCGGCGCCGCGGTTTCAACGCGGAAGGTTCCAAGCCTAGAGCCGAAAGCCGCGCCGCTTCCGGACCACGTATACATAACCGCGCCGGGCTCGGTGGTGGTGTAGTCGTAGCGGTACACGCCCACCGAAACTCGGGTAATACTGGCGCCGGTAAGCGTAATGGTTGCCGCGGTGGGCGGTTCAATGGTAAGGGTCACCGCGGGATCGGTGAGACTTCCGTCTCGGTTCTTGAATACGGTTTCAAGCCGTACCACGTCGCCCACATAGTAGGTCATCATAAATTAGTACCCGCCCTTCGCAGGTCATACGTTGAGACGCTAGTACCGCCGCCAGTCGTGATCGGTGCCACACGCGCCGCCGGAGCGATAACCGACACCGTTACCCCGGAAGGGTTGCCGGTGGCGCTGGCCGTTATGGTGCCGGCGCCGGGTGCCGTCATGGTCACCGTTCCAAGGGCGCCGGTTCCGCCAACAATAGCCAAGGCCGTGCCGGTAGGTGCCACGATGGTGATGGTGGCAAGGGGCGCCGTGAGGGTGCCGGTTGCGCTGCCGGCGGCTGCCGTCATGGTCACCGTGCCAGGTGCGCCGGCTGCCACGACGGATGCTTGCGCCACGCCTGCCGGTGCCGTCATGGTCACCGTTGCGCCGCCGCCGGTTGTGGATGCCGTGCCGGTTGCAGCTCCCGCCGCCGCCGTCATAGCCACGGTTGGAAGGCTTCCGGCTGTCGCCACCGATACCCGGGCCGCTCCGCCAGGTGCCGTCATGGTTGCCGTGCTTATTGCGCCGGTGCCGGTTGCTGTGCCGATTGATCCGCCTGCCGGCGCCGCTACCGTTACCGTCACGCCTGCCGGGCTTGCCGTTGCGCCGCCTGTCTCGGTTGCTGTCGGCGCCGCCACCGTGATGGTTGCCAGGCTTCCGGCTGTTGTCGCCGAGGCTGTCAGGGTGCCGGCGGGTGCCGATACCGCCACGGTTTGCCCGGCGCCGGTGGCTGATGCCGTTCCGCCTGCACTTCCGGCGGTAGTGCTTACCGCTATGGTTGCAAGCGCTCCACTTGCCGCCGCGGTGCCAATTGCGCTTCCGGCGGTAGTCGTCACCGTGACGGTTGCCAAGGCCGCCGCTATAGCTGCCGTTCCGGTTGCGCCGCCGGTGGGTGCCGTTACCGGTACGGTGCCAGGCGCTCCACTGGCCGCCGCCGATCCTGCCGCGGTTCCTGCCGGCGCCGTCATGGCCACCGTGCCGATGGTGCCGGCGCCTGCCGCTCCGCCGATTGCCAATCCTGCCGGCGCCGATAGCGTGACGGTTTGCCCCGTGCCGCTAGCCGATCCGCCGCCGGCGCCAAGGCCTGCCGGCGGTATCGTTACCAGGATGGTTGGCCCGATGGTTTCGGCGCCAATCTGCACCCGGCCTTCGGGTGGCACCATGGTAACGGCTGGGATGGGTTCGGTAATCCAAGACGTTGCCACCGTGCCCGCTGGCGCCACCATGGTGATGGTTGCGCCCGTTCCGGTAGCCGATCCGTTCACCGGAGCAAATGCCGTTCCCGCCGGCGCTGCCATCGTGACGGTGGCGCCCGCACCCGTCGCCGATCCGTTGGTTGGGACGACTGCCGCCCCGGCTGGGGCTGACATTGTGACGGTTGCGCCGGCGCCGGTTGCTGATCCAGCAGTTCCGCCGCTTACCGCCTGAGTACCTGCTCCGCTGTTGTAAATAAACGCGACTTCTGTTGCATCAATAGCAGTATCATAAATCCTCAAGTCGTCCATTGAAGAAGTTGTATTCCAGCCCGGGCCCACCATATAGGCTCCGCTTGTTTGCGGCGCCCCAAATACTGCTGTGGTGCCAATCAAGCTACCGTTGGAATAACTCTTCCATGTTCCGGCTCCGTCATAAGTAACTACAAAATGGTTGAAATTACTAAAAGTCACAGAGACTGTGTCGCGGATTTCATACATAAAAGACATTGAACTAAATTTGGCAATTAGTTGGGTGCCGATTGCTGCATCAAAACCAATTTGAAAACCCGTCGAGCTGTTGTAAATAAATGTGCCCACAAACGAAGATGAAGAAGAAGTCTTCAACCAGAACGCTATTGAAAAAGCGCTGCCACTTCCCGGCAATCCTCCCGTTGCCGTCGCCGCCGCTGATCCGCCGCTAAGGGTCCAATCACAACATTGATTGATTTTTCCAGAAGCCCCGATACTGCCCAAAACGGGAGTGAGGTTCGCTGATCCGATAGAATCATTGAACCCCGTAGATGTATCAAATAGGTAGTGATGGGTAAGCGCCATAAAACGCGCTCCAGGTTATTAGTTCTGGAAGCGTAAAGGGCTGCTAATCGTCACCGAAAACGTGCCGGCGGTGCTGGTCACATCGGTGCCAAAATCCACGTAGGCAACAAGTTCATCGGCGCTTGCAAGGCCGCCGCGGCTCTTGTAAATCACACCGGCGCGGGCCGTGATGGTCGCCGTAGTCCAAGACGTGATTGCGAATGTAATATCTTCGCGGTTGTTCGTGTTGTCTTTGGTGCAGGTTGCCGCCGCGGCGTTGCCGCCGGTGGTGTAGCCGGTGCCGGAGACTTCGTTGGTAACGTCGGAGCGCTTGGCGTGAGTTTTAGCCGCGGTGTAACTAGACGTGACGAGAATCATCTTGAAGGTGTCGGTATCAAAATCAATTGACCCCTTAACCGTATCATCGAGGCATGAATTGTAAATCAGGCTTGCCATGTCAAAACCCCCTAGTTAATAAAAGAATCTGTCACCTGGTATTGTAGCCCCTGCCCGGTAATGGCTTGAAGCTGCGGAAGCAGGTCTTGTAGCGTGTCCTTCAATCCAAGGCGCCGATATCGCACTTCCAACACCGCACCATAGAAAGCATTGCGCCGGAGCCCTACGCGCACCCTGCCCGCCGCAATAATCCCCGCGATGTCTGTCGGGGCGAATGTTACGTTGGCTTGTAAGAATCCGGTGCGCTTGTTTGGGTATTCTCCGGGCCGTGAGGCGCCGGTATAGCGCACCCTGCCGTTGGCCCGTACTGCCGGCGCCGGCTTGTTAAGGCGCCGCTGGTGTTGGCTCATAAGGTAAACCGCGGCGCGGGCCAATTTGCTAGCCTGCCGTTGGTCCATCTCTTCGGAAGGCCTGCCGCCAGGTCCGGTGAGCGCCGCGAAGGCCTGTGCCACCCCAATGGAAAGGTTCACGCTAAAACCTCCCCGTAGGTGAGATGTCCGCCGACGATATGGGCGCCATTGGAATATAGGATCAAGTCTTCGCCGACTCCCGTTTGAAGCACCGGCATTCCGCCCGCGGGCCAATTGTCGCCGAGGTGAATTGCCGCGCTGCTACTGGCGCTCATGTGCAATTGTCCGCTTAATGCGGTGGAACCAGACTTCCATATGAAATAATTGTTGCTTGCCGAAAACAGGATATAGGCATAAACGCGAAACCTCTTGCCGGGAATGCCCGACAAGATCACGTTATTGCCGCTTGTTGAAGCGTCAATGATGGCCGTCTTCATATGGGCCGCATCCGTGTAACCTTCTGGAACGGGCCCGCTAATGCTTGCTGTGCCGCCTGCAATTTCTGCAATTGCTCGGTGAGCATGGAAAGGTAGCTGCCCCACGATATCGACTGGCCACCCACCGAATAATCGGGCTTGGGCTGGGTTGTTATTTCTCGGATCTGCGCCGCCACATTTGCAATGGCCGCGCCGATATCATCCGCTGGTGTTGGCATGGTCTGGCTCCACTACCACAAGGGGGCGAGAATGGGCGAGACTGTACATATCGCAATAGCGCCGCTTGGCGTCTACGGTGTTAAAAGCTTCCACCAGGCGCCGCGGGGTAAACTGCCCGGAGACTTCGTAAATGCGAAGCACCGGGGCCGCTTCTGCCGCCGGTGCTTGCTTGGTTTGCTTCGCTGGTACTGCGCTCATTAGTTCTTATTCCTGACGATGTGCCAAGGGCTCCACACCGATGGTACGCCTCTCTCGTTGGCGAAGTATGCCGCGACGATACCGCGATCTAGCATTTCGTACTGGTTGGGCGCCGCTTGGCTGACGCTGAGTGGGTAGTTCTGCATATAACGGAAGGCCTTGCCACTCTCGAAGGCCCACCAATATTCGTCGGCGTTGGCCTGACTGAGGTTCAAGCCGTCGGCTGCAATGCAGCGCTGTTCAAGCAATGGGGAGGTGATAATCTCCATGCCCGTATACGGTGCGCCGGGGCTCACTGATACGTTCAAGGGGTTGCTCGTTGTCTGTGGGGTAGTTGCGCCGGCGCCGGTTCTGCGCTCGGTGCTGGTTGCCGCCATGATTAGGTTGGCGGTTGCAATGCGCGCCGGATTCACCACGATGGTGTCTGGCTTGGTCAAAATACGCTTGCCGGTTGCCGGGTCTTCTTGACGCATAAAGAGCATCATAGAAGCTTGGATAGCTGTCCAGTCCGTGAGTGGGTTGGAGTGGTCGTTCAGATAGCCAAGGGTTCGGCTTGTCTGGTACGTGTTGTAAGCGCTTCCGGACCAGTTGAAAGAGTTGGCCGCGCCGATGAAGAGGTCGATAACCCGAAGCTCTTTTCGGTATGCGATTTCATCGCCCACCGCCGCCGCGGATTGAAGAACCTGCCCGGAAAGGTCATAGAAGACGGCTTCCTTGGAAACTTCCACCGCCAGGGCGAATTCTGCGGTTTCGGGGGTCTGCACCCATTTCTCGCCGAATTGCGCGCGTGGGTGAGGCTCTCCAGGCTTGCGCTCTTTTGCCTTGTCGCCGATGCGCGAGATGCCGATGATTTTCTGTCCGTTAAGCTTGGTGGGCTCCGCGGGCATAAGCTTGTCGGCGATCAAAGATGGGTTGCTGAAGGCTTCAAGGATCTTCACCTCGACAAGCCCACCCACTACCGAAGTAAACGTGTTGATATTCAAGAACGCGGTTGGGTCGATACCCACGCCGGTGTTTTCAAGCAGGTTCCGCGGGTCGCCGGTGTCAAGCAAGGCCCGGGCTGTGGTGTAGCGATTCAGGGCCTGGCTGTCTGGCGCAAACAGGCTGCGCCATGATGGGCCGACGATTCCCTCGGCCAATTCCGAAAGGCTGAACGATTCGGGGCGAAGGGCTCGCTCTTTCAAAATGCGATTGCCCGCAAGATCCCGGTGGTCATTGCCGTTGGCGTCGCACAATCCTAGGCCTTGCTTCATCTCGGTGAGAAAGCGCCACCTACCGTTGCTCTGTTTTGAGCGAGATTCAAATAGACTTCGGATCTTGACAGGATTCATGGGGTGTACTCCGTTGGTTCGTATTGTAAATCAAAATACTTGGCGGGCCGCTTTGCCGTAAATGCGACACCGCACCGATGTGGTCGCGCTCGCGTAGTTGGCCACCACCACGCCGATGGCCTCGGTGGTCAAGGCGGTGGTGTCAACCTTTTGGTTTTGGATTGCGCCGGCTGCCGCGGTGCCTGAGCTAAACGCGGTAACAAGCGCTCCCGCTACCCATGTTTGGCTAGCGCATTCGGCCTCGTAAATGCAGTCGGTTTCAACCGTGACCGTGCCGTCGGTGGTTTGTGCTGCAATCCTGGCGCTTCGGGCCACGCCGACAATGTTGTCGTGGACAAACACTTGGTCGGTGTTGACCGTGCCGGAAGCCACCTTGGAGCTTAACGGCTTGGCGAATCCGTCCCCGGTGTCGAGGTAAAGGATATCGCCAATATCAATAGCAATGCCGCCTTTGGCCGCATATACCACGGTGCGCGTCATAGTCGGCTGAACGAAACGTGATCCACCAAATGCCATGATGAGACTCCCTTGTGTTTGTGATTAGTTGGCTAGCCAAGTGAATAGCGCCGGCCCGGTTGGAATGCCGCTGTTGTCGGTGTTGCCGGTGCGTCCTTCCGTCATATAGCTGCCGCTTCGGGGCGCCTTGGATTTTTGCGCCAATGCAAGGCGCTGCACTTGGCGCGCCGCGGTTTCCCTTGGCATGCTAGCCAAGTCTCGGAGCAGGTCCTTGGAAGGCTTTAGGCCCACCGCTTCGCATAGCTTGCGCGCGTTGCGGATGGCCTTAGCCTGAAGGCCTTCCATCGCGGGCTTCTTCTTTTCTTCGGGCTCTTCGTCCATTTCTGGGGTGTCATAGCCTTCGGTGGCTTCGTCATCCATGGCCTTCTTGTCTTCGTCTTCGGCTTCCATCGCGGGCTTCTCTTCCGCGCCGTCGTAGGCTTCCTCGGAAGGGACTTCTTCTTCGCCGCCAAGGCTCATGGCCAGTTGGTCAAGAAGGTCCTTCAATTGCGAAACGATTTCCGTTGTATCCATTTTCGTTGCTCCTGTGGATTCGGGCATGCCTGTAGTTGTTGGCTTGATTTTTAGGTATTTTCCGCCGTCAACTTCTGCGGGGCTCTTTGGCATTTCTGGAGGATTTCTAGTCGCCTTAATTTCAGCAACATCAGTATGGCGCGCTATAATGTCCATTGCTTTGTTCCACGCTCTCTCACCTTCTATCGTGTGCGCGTTTGCAGCGTTTTGGCGCGCAATCGTGTAAATTCTGCTCCATTCCTTGAAAACAGAATAGGGGTCTTTGCTGCTGGCTTCTTCAATTGGCGCTGTTGCTTTTTTCATTTTCTTACTCTCGCTAAGGCTCTTGGTTGTTGCCGGGTCTGCTACGAGGTCCACGTGCCGCACCTCCACAATCTTGGAGACCACAAACACCCCGTCCTTATTTTCTTCGCCCTCGCCTTGGGCGTTGTGGCTCATGCCGAATGCGTCTGGCATACGCTCCGCCGCTTCGCAGATTCTTTCCGCCATGGGGTGGGTTTTCAAATAAACCAGGTCACCGTAAAGGCCTTCACCTTCCACCCACCGAATGCGAGTAAGCTTCCCGAATCTGTCGTAGGCGCTGCGTTGTTGGTCGGGTGAGTCCTTCGGGTGGTCGATGTTTACGTGAACGCCTTCGTAAAGCTTCTTGGCCGCTTGGATTGCCGCGGGAAGGTACTGGCGCCCATTCTCGCTCACAAGGCCCAAGATCTTCACGTTGTTAATGGTTCCGGCTTCCCGATTGACTCGGATGCCGCGACCACTCAGAACAGATTCGTGTATGGGGCGTCTCATGGGGTTCAAGTATAAACACCGGTGCCGTATGGGTCCAAAAGCTTCGCCCAATGTGATCCCTGCCCGAAGCGCTCGGCGCTCCAATCGCACCGCCTCTTCCAAGCGCTTTCTATCTTCTGAACTCAAACCCTTCTTGCTTTTCTTGCTTCGCTTTTTAGGCTTCGGATTTTCCGGTTCTTCTTCTACTTCTTCTTCTTCTACTTCTTCTTCTACTTCTTCGCCTTCTTCCTCTTCTTCATCCCATCGGCGTTCATCTTCCGCGGGTTCCGCTGCCGCGGTTTCCGTCGGGAAGTCCCAAGGGTCGCCGCCGCGGCTTGCCCCGGCTGGCTCCCAATTGGCTTCGCCTTCTTCGTCTTCCCATCGGCGTTCATCCTCTTCGGGTTCCGGCTGCTCCGCCGCCAAGGGTGGCGCCACCGCGCCGCGGGCGAATGGGTCATCGTCCCACGGGTCGGGGTCCGGTGTTGCCACCGCGGTGGGCTCCTTCACCCATTCGCCTTCCTCATCGTCCCACACTCGCTCCGGTTCTTCCGCCGGTTGCATCGGTGGTTCTGCCGGCGCTGGCGCGTCATCGTCCCAATTAAATGGCTCGGTTGAAACAGGAACAACGGGGCGCTCGGGATCGTAGGCGAAGCTTGGATCGTCTCGCACTAAATAGATTTGATCTTTGAAGAAACTAAGCTTGTCGGGCTTCTTGATTTCTCCGGCCTGACTTCTCATCAGGATATCCCACAAAACGTAATTCGGGTCAGATGACTTAACGTTTTCACCTGCCGCCGCGGATAAATCTTCTTCCGGGTTGCCAAACAACAAGCCAGACCATTCATACCCCGTGCGCATGGTTTGAACAATTTCATCGTAGAATGGGAAGTTGGTGTGATCATCCCACACCGGTGAATTGCGCGCCGGCCAAGGCCGCGATTCTTTCTTGCCGGTTTTGGGGTCGAATTCCCGCGAATAGAATTTCCAGTTTTTGCGCATCTCCGCCATGACTTCCTTCTCGGCGTTGTAGCGCTCCATCTCATGTTTCCAGCCCTGTTCGGCAAAGGCTTGGAGCGCTACCGGGTCCACACCGCTGGCAATGGCTTCGACGTCAATCATCTTTTCAACTGATTGGCGCTTAATGATCTGCGCGTATAAATAGTCTCGGCGCTTGCCGGTGCCTACCAAAACCTCGGGAAGCGTTGCCGGGTCGATGTTTACATGTAGCGCCACCTTGGCCATTTGTTCGCCGCTAAGCTCTCCTAGCGCGTTGAACAATGGCAAGCTTTTAGTGCCCTTGCCAAATGCCCGTTGCGCCAGGTTGACAACCTCGCCGTACCTGTCCATCGCTATATCGTCGGCGCCGTCTGGCATTGGCTCGGCTTCGCCCCGTACCACGTTTACCTGTGGTGGCGGTGGCGCCGGCGCCGTCACTTGTGGGCCTGTCGGCGTCATCACGTCAAGCGCCGCCCCAAATCTGTCCACCTTCCCGCGGAGCTTCTTTTCTAGGCTTTCCACCTGATCCGCTACGGCTTTGATTTCTTTCTTCCAGGCCCGGTGATCAATCGGTATGTTTACCGCCCATCGCAATGTTTCGGCTTGCTTGTCGCGCCATAGGCTGAGCGCCGCCGTCTTCACGCCGCGGGTCAATTTCGGCTGTTCGGATTCGTCGTACACTCGGAAGATAACGCCGTCAACAATCCACGCTCGGTTATTGCCTTGGTCTCCCTCGGGGTGTCGTGTTGGCGGTGGGCCTTCCATCTCGCGGGTCTGGCGCCAAATTTCTTCGGCTTGGTCCGCCTTCTCTTGCCATGATGCCAAGATCTCTTTGCCAAATTGAATGCGCCACGTTGCCGCGGCAATCTGGTCATACTCGCGCACCTTTGCAGGCTTTAACCCCATGGCCTTGGCTGCCTGTTCCGCTGTTGCCAATAGAACCCGGGTGCCGTCTGGAGATGCCGTAAGTGTTGTTTTTTCTTCGGCGTACTGAAGGTCCGCCATGGTGAGCTTGTCCTTCTCCATAAGCTCTTGCCATTCTCTTTTCAGCATCGAGTCCGTGTCTTTGTCAAGCTTCCCGCCGGGTCGCAAAACAGGCTTGTAAACCTCATGCGACACCGCCACGCCGGTGGGGCCTTCAAGCTTGAACGGGAATCTAGTCGCCTCCCATCGGAAGGGGATATATTCTGTCGGGTCGGCTTTCACTGCCTCCCCTTGGAAGGCGCCGCCCTTGCCTGCCTCGCGGCTGAACTTCGCCTGCTCGGCGTCAATCCTGTCCTGTTCCACCGGCGCCGGTAGCGGAAGGGGCTCCGGCGCTTCCGGGGTTGGGCTTTCCGGTGACGTGTACGGGTGGGGCGCCGGCGGGGTGAGGTCTGCCACCGGTAGCGGTTCGCCTCCGTCCTCCGCGGTGAGATAGCCAAACCGTTGCACCTGCCGCGCCAGTCGCTCCCGCTCCGCCAAAACTTCCGCCACCCGAGCCATTCGGGCTTCACGCCGTGCCGGCGTCTCGGCTGTCAAGCGCTCCAATTGCAGAAGCTGCCCGGTGGTGGGGTCGATGAAATGCGCCCACGTCGGCGCCTGCCCGGCTGGAAGGCCTGCCGTGATTGCCGATAGGCGCCGCGCCCCGACTGCCCACCGGCGCTCTTGGTCCGAAGCGTTGGCGAACCAATCCGAATAGACGTTGGGGTCTTGAACTAGCTTGTGGTCGTTGTCGGTGAACAGGGCCCGCGCCGCGGGGTTGTTTTCAATGTCGGGGTCCACGTCCAATACCGGCGTAAGATAGCACCGGCAATTGTGGGCCACGGTTCCATCTTCTTCAAGCGGGGGCCGCGGCATATGCGTTGTAGATTGTTGCCCCGGCTTGGGCCGCACATAGTACACCGTTCCGTTCCTTGCCGCGTGGTGGGGCCTGACGCGCCAGTCCATGGTTGCGTGAATCTGGTAGCCTGCTACCAGGTCCCCTAGGCCGCTGTAGCAATCCATCCGGGCTTCGTGCGCCACCCGCATTCCCTCGGTTCGTGCCACCCGCCGCGCCGACGTTCTGACACCCTGCACCGCGGGCAGCATAGTCCGCGCCATGGCTTGGATTGTTTGGCCTTGGCTTATTCCTTGGATCACGATGTTGGCAAGCTGCTCCGGTGGCGCCAAGGCGCTTTGGGCCGCGATGCGGGCCTGCCAGGTCAGGCCGTTGGTTGGGCGGGCGATGATTGCGGTAGTCTCGTCGTGGTCAAGCGCCGGGAATAGTTGCGCTTCGACTTGGGCCCGTTGCTCCGGATTAAGGCGCCGGGCTTCGGTGAGGTCAGGCCTTTCCGGCGCTGCCAAGGTTAGAGCGGTGGCGATGACTGCCCGCGGGGCCTCGGCTAAAACTTCCTCCCGTGCCGCGGTGTGGGCCCGTTTGGCAATCTGCCGGAGGCCTGCATCCAGTCCCTTAACGGTGAGCGTTTGAATCTCGCGCAGGATCGCCCCCAGCTGGGTCCGCGCATCCACCGGAAGGGGCTTCAATGCGATCAGGCGCAAGGCGCGCTTCCATAGTCGCACTACCTTGGCGTCGATGCCGTCGGCGACTTCATCGGCATGCGCCAGGGTGCGCGCCTGATTGACGCCCACCCGTGCCGCCATGCGTGAGTTGAATACGCTGCCCACTGGTTAGACCTGCCACCGGGGGCGCTGTCCTTCGGTTGCTCCATCCGCGGCTTCAAGCTGCTTGACTACTTTCCGCGCCCAAGCATAGCCGGGGTCACCGCCCCACCCCATCCACGCTTGCCACCCCTTGCCTTGCTCGTCCCAAGTCTCGCCTGATTTGTCCGATTCGTGCCTGTCAAAATATGCCTTCATCCGCCTGACTGTTTCCGGCGAAAGCTTGGCGCCGTTGCTTAGGTCTCGCGCTCTGGCGATGCCTACCGGCGTCATGCCTCGCTGGCTGGCTGGCTTTTCTTGGCGCACTTCCAAGGCTCGCTTGGCTGCCTCCCGTGCACCCTGTGGCGGGGTAAAATCTATGTGGTCGTATTTGCCGCCGGCGGCTTCCGTCACGCCTTGTTCGTCATCAGGCCCGAGGCTTGCCGGGTCCGTCGGAAGGGCGCCGGCTGCTCCGGATTCCTGCTGGTATTCCTGCTGGTTGGCTAGTTCGGTTTCCCAATCCAAGCCTAGTTCGTGGGCAATGGTCGGCACCGACTTTACCCCCATGGTGGCGTAGATCTGGTTGGCCGCTGCTTCGGCGCCCTTGTCGCGGGTTTCAAGGCTCGGCGGTGTTGCCGATAGGTCAATCAGTTCGCAGATGTTGCCGGGAAGGCGCCCCGCCATGGCCGCGTTCTTAATGGCCGCGGTGATGACTCGCAGGAAGGGCCGCTTGTAAAAGCTTTGCAGTCTTAAGCAGTTGCGAAGGAACGGGCTCTCCGCGGTAAGGCTGCTTGAATAGTTGTTGTTTGATGCGTCGGCACTGACAAGCCATTCCGGCGCGTTGTGGCGGTTGCCGGCGCTTCTTAACAGGCTTTGGAATATCTCGAGGTGCGCGGTTGAATTCGCCGCTCCGGGTGGCGTTACGTAGTTCATCCCCTTCGGGATGTCCAAGAATGAACCGCTTTGCAATGTTTGGTAGTCGGTCTCCTTCTGCGTCACCGGGCTGAAGGTGC